AGTCTCTGCACCTTCCAATCACGGCTTGATTGGCTTGGCTCAGGATTACCCTCGTCTTTACGTTAGGGCTTCCCTGAATTCATCCGGTTTGCACTCATCGATTGCTCGGTGAGGTGACAACGTTGAGCGTTCAGTTGAGGCGTGCTATGCTTTGGAAACCTGTTTATGAACAACATGACCCCAAAACTTGTTCCAGGATTTGGTAATCTTTACTTAACAGAAGAAGGAAAGGCTTTTGAAAAACAACTTGATCCCGACAACCAAGAATATTTTCGAGAGATTCCTATCAGTTCAACCAGTGTTTATGACCGTATTTCAGTTCTTGTAGATGGAAGAAGAAAACGCTTTCATCTTCACGTCTTGATGGCTGTTGCTTTTTTAGGATTAGATCTGCGTTCTCATGGAACCAGTAACTTTTCCTTACAAGTTGATCACAAAGATAATGACAAGAGAAATAATCGACTTGACAATCTTGAGATCGTTACCAAACAAGAGAATTTAACAAGAGCCTGGAAGAGCGGTTGTTATAAAAACAATGGCTTTGCCAGTAAAGGAAAACCGAAGAAGTCTTTGAGAAAGTTTTCTTCGGATGACGTGATTCAAATCAAAGCTTTAAAAGAAGCAGGTCTTTCTTATCGAAAGATTGCGGAAAAGTTTGAGTGTAACCACGGAGCTATTTACCAAATCTTGAAGGGCTATACCTACCAGGATCTGAACTAGCTATCAATAAACACCTTGGTGTATCCTCCAGTGTCAGTGTTTTTATCGGGTGAAAGATAAAGACACGTGTGTCTTATCTAACACAAATTTTAGCAGACAGTAAACTTAGATGCTTACATGTACTGCGTGGATGCATACGGAGTTACACCGTATTTGGCGCTTTGAGTGTTGCTAGAGCCAGGGGATTCTGGATCAATAGCCATGCCTTGTTGGAATCCTGGCAAACCCATGGAACCAGGGATGGCGCCAAGAGCAACACCACCAAGTCCGGCGGTAAGTGCGGCAGCAGGAACTAAACCTGCGGCAACAGCTTTACCCATGCCACGAGTGAATGCCTGCTCAGAAGGAATAGGCATCTGTGCAGATCTATCAATAACACCGAGAACAGCGTTTTGACGTCTAGATCCTTCTGGCATGCGGATGGCAGATTCCAGGAGAGATTTCTCGGCCGCAACCTTACCTTCTTTAGCCGCTTTAAGAAGGCTTGGTGAATATTTACCAGCAAGCGCACGCGCACCTAATAAACCAGCAGCGCCGCCAAGAGCACCAGCACCTGCGGCAAGAGCAGCAGATCCTGGGTCTTCTCCTTGAGAAAGGGCGTACCCACCCGTGGCTAAGCCAGCGGCAATAGGTACGCCGAATTTAAGAGCGCCACGCATGGCATCACTCCATTACAAACAGTTTGTTTGCAACAACTTGAGGCTGAGCTTGGTTCAGAAGACGCCAGGCATTGCTGGGATCTACATCCATCTGTTGTTTGAAGCTGCCCCAGAAATTCTCAGGTTGCTGAGGAGCGGAAGCAGCAGGGGGTGCAGGGAATTGACCCAAGGTCTGGTAAGCAGGTGTGGTGGGATAACCACGGGTTTCCAGCTGGGACTCATCCTCATACACAGGGTATGGACCTTCAGGACCAAAGAACTTCAGCGTGTAATCGCTGAGCACATCAGGGTTGGTCAGGATTTCGTTGTAAGCCAGATTCTCTTGGTGCTCAGCAACCGAGAAATCGGCATAACGATGAAGGACTTCTTGTGCCTTGCTGCCCCAGGCAACAGCACTGTCAAGCATGGCTTCCAGTTGGAGGCCGTAATTATTTAGAATTGCGGGTGCTTCTACCCCGTACGCGCTTACCACTTGACGCGTTTCCGGGCTCCACTCGAGGAGATTCGCCACGTCCTCCAAGGATTGAACCGAGTAGGTTTGGGAAGAGTTGGGCGAGGAGATCTGGTTGGGTGACCAAGTCTGCGGAGCCGATTGTTGCGTAGCTGGGTTGCTGTACTGCTGACCGTAGTTGGCCGGTGCGTACTGGGTCGGAATCTGTGAGGGTTGACCCTGGAACGGGGATTGAACTGGACTGCTCAGCAGGTTCACTACCTTGTTGAACGCCGACTCCCACGGATTGCTCGCCTCCGATGGGGATTGGGGGGCGTATTGAGTAGGGGCTGATTGGTAGCTGGGGACCGCTTGAGGCACTGCTTGGGGGTAACTGGTACCCACCTGGTACGCCACTGGAGCTTGGGGTGCCGGAGCTTGGGCCGGTACCACGTAGCTGCTTGGAGCCACCGCCACTGGTGCTTGGCTCGTCTGTGGGATCGATTGGACGGTAGCGTCCTGCATAACTCATCTCCTTTTGTAGAGCTTCTAATGTTCGATACAGATATGGGGTTAAATCCAATCTTGGATCCGCAGCCATCGGAAGATCCGGTGCTTGCGGGTGAGGAGTCTGCATCATGCCCCCCACTAAGCGAGCAAATTGAGAGTAAGCACCCTGCAATTCATTCACCATCCTGAATGGGAACCCAGATAACATCTCGGCCCGTTCCTCATCCGTCTTAGACGGGAAGAGGTATTTCAGTGCTTCAATGCTATCAACACCTAACTCCTGGAGGTTTCGTACCACGATGGAGTTGTTGAGGATGTCTTGGGTGGAATCCTCATAAACAGGACCCATCCAACGCCACAAGATAGTTAGATCACCGTCTGGAATAAGACCAATAACCTTAGGTGGAATTTGTTGGGTTTCCACACAAGCCATCATAAGTTGTTTGAGTTGGTCATTGTATTGCTTCATTGCTTCTTCATATGCCATCTCTTCTTCCGGGGAAGCACCGTCAGGTAGATCCACGGGCTTCTCTAATCCTGCTGCCATCGCAAGCGTGGTCTTAAAGAGCTGTTCTTCTTGGTAAACAATCAACTCAAGACAACGACAAATGCCATGGGTGTAAATAGAGTTTGCTTTTTTCTTGGATGTAGCAGCTACGCGACCAAACAGTGATTTGTACTCAGTTGCTGTTACGCCTGCAGAGATGGACAATTCATCAACGCCACCAAGTGCTGTACGGATTTCTTCTCGATACTGCCGTGCAAATGCGTTTTGGTCACCAGTGATTGCATCGGGAACAATGTAACCAACACGGTCGTTTGGTTCCAGGTTTGCAATAACTCTTGGCACACGGATCTGACCATCAACACCACGGCTAACAGGATCTGCTTTGAACGTAGAACGACTCAAGGCAGCAGGACTTGTAAAGCCTGAGTTTGCTGCAATCGAAGGCCGCTGAACGCTCATGTCCCCACCTGCTTCCATCAGGTCTGTCTTGGGACGTGACGAAAGTAGTGTTGGGTTACCAAAGAAAGTGATGTTCTTGCGCATGGTGCGCATCAATTCATCATGCGTACAGATGTGATTAGCGACTGCATCAAACTCACCAGAGCCTTCATTTGAAAAGCCTTGGGTGTTGTTGATAATCTCAACGCAAGGAATAAAGCCAAGACTATTTTTAAGCGTTTTGGTATTACCTGTTAACGCATAGGTTGGCATATCAAAATTCAGCTCCGAATCGGAGTGTGTCTCTTCAATTTCTTTTGGTTTGATTGATAGTCGGATATAACGCTTAGCACCAGGATTGTAGGTGCTTTGCAATCCAGTGATATTGGCTGTATTAATTTGATCGCCAAAGCCATTGCCACGACGAACCTTGTAGCTGTAGATGATTACGACTTCGTCAAGCTCACCGTCAACGTTGTAGTACGCACGATATTCATGCTCACGGAAGTAATAAAGCCTATAGCTCTGCTTGGTAGGACGAATGTAAAAAAGTCCTTTACCATCACATAAAAAGTATTCCCAAATGGAATCCAAACGGGTATCCATCTTGTTGTACTTGAGGACCCTGTCGATAAAGTCTTTGCGCTGAGCGCCAAAGTTATCTTGCCCTGGAAAAAACTCAACTCCTTGGCGAATCCCAAAGAGTTTCATCTGTGCAATATGGGACGCAACAATACCCGTATCTACAACAATGTCACTGTTTTTATCCAGGTAGGCATTGATGATTTCGTGGAGTCGGGCTTTAGCGTCAGCCATTATTCACCTTGTCTTTATAAGATACTAACAGTTTTAGCAGTGGTTTCAAATAAAACCGGGTCCTTTTTGCCCTGGATAAATAAAGACTAAAGGTTCAGGTGGTCTATTTGGTCTAGGTGCTGTAAGTCGAGCAAAATTCCCAAACACTGGTTGAACAACCGGGGTCTTTGGTAAAGGCTCTATGGCAGTAAGAGAACCCTTTAGATAACGTCCTGCTATTTCCATTATCGGTTATACAACAGTTCGTTAATCATTTCTTCTTGCTTTCGGTTTCTTTCATTGATTTTATTTACCGTGCCTTGTGCTTCTTTTAAAAAACCAAAAGGATTCAAAAGTGCACCTAAATACTTTTGCAAAAGACCTTGTGCATTGTCCGTAGACTGTGCAATCATTGCGCCGTCTCCATTAAAAGTACCTCCGTAATCGGACAGCTCAGAAGAACCCATCTTATATTTTTGGGTTGGCTCAGGACCTCTAAAATACTCACGTCCGGGAACATCGCCAGGTACCAACGGACCGCCACCCCACACTGGCGATAAAGGCGTGGTGTACAAAGGAGATTGCGCTTGGAACGCACCTGCATTGCCCATGTCCACAGGCTGGCCGCCGTATACTCTAATCATTTTTATGCTTCTTTTCTGTATTTTACTCTTCTATAACCTCGTAGCCAGCTGCGTCATTGACCTTGTTAATGATGATGCCTGTACCACGGACATCCCAGTTAAGCACGTCGCCTTCTTGCCAGCACAACTCTTCCATTACCTCATCAGGAAGAACAATGTAAGGCTCGCCATTCTCGTCCTCTTGGACCTCAAGGATGTAGCTCATTTTGACTCAAGCAATTTCTCCATTAGCTTATCAAGCTTATTGTTGATTTGATTAAAGTTGTCATGCATTTGCTGGATTTCTCTCAGGAAGTCTACCTTGAGAACGTATTCCAAAGGCATCCGTTTTAAGTCGTCTTCCAAAACATCAATCCTACGTTTTTGAGATCCGATGTAATTAAAAGCTTGCTGGATCTGGTCGTTTTGCCTGCCCAGGATCTTGCCTGCAACCCAACTGCCACCAGTAACAGCAGATACAACGGCCGTTAGACCGATAGCAATGTATTCAGGACCCACGACTAGAATAAGCTTTTTTCTAATTTTAGGATTTAGTAATCGAGCTGAAGCTTACCTTTGCGCATCAATCCGTTAATCATCCAGACCAGTGCGTCAACACAGTCATCATGACTGCTAACACCAAAGTTGGTCAGCTCTTCAAACATGGCGGTAAAGTTGCGGTAACGATTGAAGATGATCTTACGATCTTCAAAGAGACCCATGCAACCTCGGAAACGTGCCAACTTATCTGCACGGAAACCTTTGACAGGATGCCAATTCAAGTTGTAAAGACTTTCGTTATTCAAGCAAACGCGTTTAAAGTCAGCTTCCAGGGAAGCCTGGTACTGCACAGCTTCTGAATAAATGTCACAGGTGGAGTAGGTCGGAAAGTAATTACCGCTTTCATCTCGGCCAAGCACCGACCAGTCATTAAGCAATTCTTTTAGGGCATCTAGCTTTTCTAGGTTACCCATGACACGCAAGCGGCGGTAATCAATGACGTGAATCTGATCTCCGATACGTCCACCAAGTACCATAACGGTGTAATCATTCTTTTCTTTGGTGCCAGCGGATAAGTCAACCCCTACAGCAAGCGTGTCGAATTCTGTGGCAATCTCCGCTTTGACAATCAGCTCAGGCGCCAACGACAATTCGTTCTGTCTGATGACTTGATTCATGTACTGGAACGAAAAAGCAATAGGTGCTTGTCGTTTCTTTTCCTTCAAGTAATCCAATGACCACATCTCTGGCCAATACGATTGCTCGTCCCCAGACTTGGGATCTTGCAAGATTGCCGACAACACAATTTGCAACCAGTTGTTTTGCGTATTAAAGGTTGTGGAATGAATGTCATCATGTCTGAAGCGAGTGCCAAGGCAGATAGCCCGTGCTCCTTCAAACATGGTGGGTGCAATCACCGCATTCCAGTTGTCCTGCATCTGTTTACGGATGTCAGGGTTAGAGATGTCTGCCGCTGATTTAATGGCGTCATCGATGATCACAAGATGTGAACGCTTGGAGGTCACCGAACCCTTAAGACCTGCCGCGCAGAGTGTGAACTGTTCTTCACCCGTGGTGTCAATGCCCGCAAACTTATGGTCAATCGACCAGTACTCATTGCTGGTGACGTTCTTAAGAAGACGTACGGTTGGAAAAACTTCTTGGTATCGTTTGCTTTCAATGATACGTTTGATGGTTGCCGACTTGGAACGTGCGATATCAACCGTGTAAGACAAGTAGAGGATCTGTAGCGGCTTCTTGGCTTGCGTGTGGACACCAATGGCCCATGCGGTAAACAAGCCAAGGACCGTGCTTTTAGCGGAGCCCCTGGGTGCCAATAGATCGACGTTAGGTCCAGCAATCTTCAAAAGACAGGTGCTGTCCTGATCGGTTACAAAGTGACGATGCCACTCCTTGTGGTGTTGAGCCGGAGGTTTATCAGCGACGTACTCACAAAAGAAACCAAAATCTTCCCTTGCTTTCTGAAGAGATTCAAGGTTCCGTGGAACACGAATTTGTTGCTTGCGTGCAGCAGCTTGTGCGTTACGACGGTAGGCAAGATGCTGGTATGCAGGCACGGCAGGTATCGTTCAGTGTATTACTGAATACTACCCTATTTGTTATCGTCTTTGTTTCTTTTGCTTGCTTGGTATTTACGTGCTTTATCTAGGGCTGCTTTTCTTTTCTCTTTATCCGACATCTCACTTCCGTCTTCGTTCTTGGCTTCTTTTTTCTTGAAGTGCTCCAAGAGTTCAGGCGGCATTTTATTTTTGCTCATTCTGTTTCTTCTGCATTAATGCATTCATGACTTCTTGGCCTTGTGCAACATTCTGCGCAAGGGGAGTTGGACGAGTGACAGCAGCCCCTGACTCACGATTTTTTTGGAGTTGACGAGCAACTTCAAATAAACGTCCGGCAATATCTTCACCGAAAACAGGAGGTTGCGGAGGTGGCTTTTGCATAGTGCTAGTCTAATTTATTTATTCTTCCATTTGCATGTGAGACCATACGCTCATCGATGCTTCTTCCAGGGGGACTTCAATAGGGTCATCTTTGAAGATGGTCAGCAACTCACGTATGGCGCGGTCAGCACCAGCCATTAGTAAGCCCTTGCGATCTTTGTTGCCCGTAAACAGATCAATCTGTGCGATGGTGCCACGGAGTTCCTTTTGCATGCTGGCGATCCTTGCAACGCCAGAATCACGTTTGACAACACCGTTATCAATGTCTTCTCGAAGCTTGCGGATGTCCTCCTGCATGGCTTCAATTTCGTTGATCAAAACCTTGCGATGATCAGGCTTTGGATAGTTGTGTTGGAGCCAGAGATCACAGCCTGTGATGCACCCGCTATAACGCAGGAAGCGAGCATACAGATAGCATTCAATTACGGAGAAGTTTTCCGCACAGAATGCCCTATATGCTTGCTCTGTTGGTGCGTCTAGATTATCAACCCACTGATCGAAGATCTCAATATCGATATGCTCTTTGGGACTGAGCGTAGTCCCTTGCCTCGTCGCTTTCGCTGAAGCCCTGGGCTTGAGCTGCAGACTTTCTTTGTTCTTCACCTGAGGTTCCAATAGAGAGACGTTCTTGTGTGCCGGCTTCTTTCATCTTCTCTTTGGAAGAGCCAACGGAAACGTCTTGGAAGATTTTAACGGCAGACGCAGCTTTACGTGCTTTGTCCTCATCAAACAACAAATCGTAAGAATTTAAATCCTTATCATCGTCGTAATAAAAATCTTCTTCGTTCATGGTCGTTCCGTTTTCTTGATGTCTTCTTTGACATCAGTTTCTTCTTTATTCAGTTTATCTGAGGGTTGCTCTTTATTAAGGCGGCTTTTGGCGTATTTATACGCAACATCTGCCGCCTGGCGATAACGACCCAGTTCTGCGGAAGTATCAGCAGAAGAGTCCTGCATCTTAGAAGTTACCCATCATGCTGGCAAGACCACCGGCAAAGGTATCACGTTGACGTGCACGGTTGGACTGAGCAGCCTGACGCATCTTGGAACCTTCAAGACGGCCGATGAGGGATTCAAAATCTTGCAGTTCAGCAGCCGACATACCGCCACCGTACTGACGAGAAACATTAGCGTCTACGAGTTGTTGCGCTTCGGCATCAGACATGCCTTCAGCCATGAGCTGAGCTTTGGTCCGAGTATCGCGACGAGGGGCGCTGGTAGAAAAAGACATGTACTCAAAAATTTAACTCTACAAGTATTTTAGTATATTCAATTTAGAAATTGAACATACTCGTAACGTTGCGAACCATTTCTGTACCTCTTTCAATGTTGGCAATATTTTTATAACCAGCGTTAACGATAGCCTGTAAGTCTAATTTACCTTTTGACTCAGCTTGTATTTCTGGAATACGATTATCGACTTCATACTTTAAACGCTCTGTAGCGCCAGCTTGACGGATTCGTTCAACATTCTCAAGGCCTTGATTTTGAATTTGAGAGTTAAGCGTCTCACCAAACAGGTCATATTCTGAGTATGGGATCTGACTCTCGCCAAAAACATCTCCGTAGCCTGCATCTGTAGTGGTAGTCGTATCAGGTGTACCTATTGCAGTAGGAGCAGCAGGATTAAAAAGATTTTTAGCCCCAGTAGCAAGAGTGATATCTTTGTTTCCGGCTCGGCTTTGAATCTGTTGAAGAGTCAGGCCTTTATCTAAAAGTTTTTGTACTTCTCCCGCATTTAATTTATTACCGATTTGTACGCCGGCAATAGAACTACCTGCTTTTTTATTGTTAGCACTACTAGGTCTAGAAGAGCTGGAACTAGACGTAGTAGGACTGCTAGGTGAAGCAACTCTAGCGACTATATTTTGAGCTGCAGAAGCGCTAACACTTGTTTTATTTTCAATCCTATTTTGGATTTGAGCAGCAGACTTGCCTTTGTCTGCCATCTGCTGAGCTATTTGCTTGGCTTCCTGTCTAGCTTCTTGTTTAGCTGCTTGTTTTTTACTCATAGCATTTTTATTCTCTTTAATAAAGTCTAATGCGTGGTCATGTTAACAAAAATTAAATACTAGACATACTGGAAGAGATATTGATATTACTGGAAAGGACGCCCTTTAAATCACTAGCCATACGCTTGAAGCGTTCAGGGTCAAAGGTGACCATACCACGCTGAAGATTGCCTTGTGCATCCCTTTGCATGTTGCCATACATAGACTGCCATTCACGATCAGCTTGCGTCATGATTTTATTTGGATTACGCAAAGCAATTTGTTCGTTTAACAAAGATTGAAAAGCGTACGGATCCCTTACATTTAAAGATCTTGCATAGTCGGTTGCTTGATCCCAATCCGCCTGATCAATATCACGTCCCAGTAAACTCTGGAAAGCAGAGGAAGCAATTGGTTTAAATTTTTCATAGTCTACAGGGCGAGCCATAA